ATGATGTCATATATGTACCGCCTCCTTTCTACCTTAGTCGAAAGGCTTTTTTATTATATATCATTTGTCATATTTTGTCTAGCACTTTTTAAACTTATTAGTAAAGTTATACTATTTCCACTTGAATTGCATCTATCTCTTTGCCAAATATTCCTGCATAACCATTTATTGCATCATTTACATTATATTGTGTTATCCAACCAAGCCATTTGCCACCTTTTGTATGTACTCTGTATCTTGCTGTGCCTTTTGTTGCTTTTATTACAATTCCGTCAATTGCTTTACCTTTTATTCCTGCAAAATCGTCTCCACTTCTATCTTTTTCTCTATCGATTATCTCTCCTAGCCATTTGCCACCTTTTATATGTACTCTGTATATAAGCTTTCCTACATCTGCCTCATTTCCGCACAGTATTACCTCTGAAACCGCTTATTGCTTGTCCGAAATATACCTGCATACCCCATGTCATTTTGTTCGTTGAAATTGGTTATATCACTTAGCCATTTATTACCTGTAAATACTTGATATCTTACATTTGTTTTTGTATTGTTAGGTTTTTGAGCTGTCGTATTTTCTGCGACAGTTGTTTCTCCTAATTCTGCTCTAATTAGATTTAAGAAACGCTCCCAACCGCAAATCTAAAGTTTTATGAGGACAATACTTACCACTAAAGTCTTGATGTTTCTTTACATGTTCTATTCCTTTTCCTTTTTCTTTTAGCTTATATGCTATAAATTTAGCAGCTAACTTTTCAGCTTTACTAAATTGTTCAGAGTCTCCTGTAGAATAACATATTTCTACTGATAATGTTTTCCTATTTCCTCTTCCATTTCCATCTCCAAAGCTCCATGAGTTTCTATTTTCTTCTATACATTGTACTATTCTGTAATCGTCTACGACAAAGTGAAATGATACTTCTCTGTTATTACCGAACCATATATGAAGCTTCTGCCATAGCACTTGCTTTATTTGCTGTATTATGAACTCCTATATTTTCCCAATCCATTTCAAACGGACATTTAATATGCCATTTCGACTGTGGGACCATTAATCTTGTTAGTTGCATATGTCTTCCCCCTTCCCGTCTTTTTCGTCTGTCTCTGCAAATGTATTTTCTTCTAAATTCTTTTTGTAAAGTTCCTCGTCGAACTCTACTTCTTCTACTACTAATTCTTCATTTTCCATGCTTTAATCCTCCTCTCTTGTAATCCCTTTTATAGCCCAAAACTGAGCTTCTTCTAGTCTAGTTATTGCTAAGCTGTTTTCTCGTGAATTGTGTTTATCCAGGATATCGTAAAGTTCTGAAAATATTTCTCTTACTTCCTGTATCTGTTTTTCTCTTTTCTCACTTACTTTCAAATATTTCGCTCTTTCGTTCATACTTGCACCTCTCTTTCTCTTTAGAATTCTCATTAGAAAACTCTTTAGAAAAAAAGAAGTCAACGACACAAATGTCACTAACTTCTTAACTTATTTTCTTACATCTATGTATCTTATTTTTATTTAAGATGCAATTTATTGATTTTTTGCATCATACGCTATAACAGCAGTACCTACTCCGCCAAGTGCAACTATTACAGATTGTATTATTGAATTTACGTCTAATCCTTCGATATGTATTAAAATTCCAATGGCTGATGCTATTACGCCTATAATGATATTTTGTATAGTTATTGGCAAATCATAGTTCCATCCAAAATATTTAGATACTTTTCCCATTACATATGTAAATAATGTTGTTACAATATAAACTAATATCTCTATCGACATATCTTTTCTCTCCTTTCTAAAAAAACCTGGATACTCCCAGTGCGATAGCAATTAATGCTAAAACTCCTGACAATATCCAAGCCATTATTTGTTTTTTGCTATTTCTCCAATTTTCTGCATCTTTTAACACTGTTTCTTGCTCTATCTTACTGTCCAACTTTTCATATTTCTTTTCAAGTTCATTGTACTTCTCTTTTAATAGTTCTGTTTCTTTGCTGTTTGCGTTATTGCTTCTCATAATCGCTTCTTTGAAATTCACACTTGTTGTTTTTAAGTCTTCTGCTATATTCTTAATCTGTTCAATTGTTACACTTAAAGACTTATCTACACTACTCAATATTTGTTCTACCTTGGACAGTCTTGCCTCTGCTTCATCTAATCTATGTGTATTAGATTTTGTTCTATCTTCTACTTGAACTAGCCTTTCTCTTTCGCTTATTTCCATTTCTCTAGCCCTCGCTTTCTTTTGTACTTTCTAGCAATGCTTGTACATCTGCTCTTATCTTTTCTGGCACATCTTCGATAGTTTTCTTTCCTTTTAATATTAAACTGTAATATATTTTAGCCATGTTTTACACCCCGCTTTCGTACATTTCTGTCATTGCAATTTGCAAATCAGTAACTTGCTCTTTTATTGCTTCTATCTCAGCATCCTTATTATAAGGCTCTATGTAATCTTCGTTTGTATAAAATCCTTTCTCTTCTGTGTAACAGTATTTGTATGGTTTTACTTCTTCTGGTATTTCCTCAACCTTGTATGAATTGATTATTTCTCTTGGGCCATAGGCAATATTATAGTTATCTACTATTATATTTCTATGCTTTTCGTCTACCTCATAAATATTTGAGATTTCTATAATTATATTTTTATTATTCGTTAAAACAAACATTTTAAATTCCTCCTTCATTTAAATCTGGTGCAACTACCTCAACCATTTCACCATCTTGTCCACTTGTTTTTGCTACTCCTGCTATAATATCTGTTTTATTTTTAACTTTATCTATAGATGCTTCTATCTCTCCACTTAAATAACCATATAATCCGTCTAGAAGGATTTTCATATGAAGAAAAAGCAACAAATACAGATTTTTTATTTAATGCTACTGTAGACATAATCCATCTATTTATTTTTTTATTACTTAATTGTTTCACTTCATCAACTAAAATCTTATCTGTTGTTATTGTACAATACATTCCATGCAAATAATAGTCATTATAGTCATCACGATTTGAAAAAGCAATAAACACTTCACTTTCAGACACCTTAATTACCGAAGTATCATATCCTGATAAATATAATGTACTTAATTGTGTTCCTGCAGATGATACTATTTCATTTTCTACTATTCTACAAATTACACCAAATAGCTCAAAATTACTTCCACTGCTACAAGCTAAAAACATTTCATTTTCAGAAAGTCTAGCCATAGAATTTATAAAATAACTTATACTCGTGGATTTTTTTATTTCTATAACATCATTCGTTATTGTACAAAGCTTAACACCATTAGATTGTCTAGTTGAAACAATCACGTTATTTTCATTTAAAGCTTCTACTAATGGGATATTATCATCAGTTGTAGATACAGATAAATTTAAAGCAACGTCCACACCTACAGAAATTGATGTATCTTCTATTGTACATATAGCAGCAACTAAATTGTATGTTGAATAATTCTTTTGTATGTGTACTAAAAATATTTTATTTTCCGATAATTTTGTCGCTGCCATCTTATATCCAGAATATTGTGTTTTTATCAATAGTGTATCATTACTTGTTATAGAATTTCCGTTTATTGTGCAAATAGCAGTTCTAACACCACCCTCATTTGAAGTATTATAAAATACTACAACTTTATTTTCAGTTAATTTTACCACACGAACACTTTTATTTACATTATTTAAGTAACTATCACTTAATCTCACATTATTTCCTATTGAAATATTGTTTTCATTGATAGTCAGTATTTTACCGAATATTCCGTATGAACCATAACCATAAGAACTTGGATGCACCATAAATATTCTTGTTTCTGATAAAGCTACAGCGCCTATGAAAAATGCTGTTTGCTCATTTTTATCAATTTCGGCATCTATTATATTTAAATTAGATTTATAACTAATAAATTTCACAAAATCTCCAGCATTAACCTTTCCACCACTTGTTACTTTATATTCTTTTACTATTCCCTGAATTAACTTGTCTATGCTCCTACCTTTTCCGTCCACTTCCATTTATCTTACAAAACATCGTCTAGCACCTCCTGTCCTATTTGTTCTGCTGTATCTAATTTAGTCCTTGTGATAACAAGTTCTGCTTCTATGTCTATTTCGATTAATTCTTTAGCTGTAAACACATAGTATCCATTATAGCTATACAATCTTGCCTCTGCATTAGCAAGAGCCTCTTCCTGCTCTTCATCTTCTATTCTCACGTCTATATCGTCATCTTCTGTTATGCTAGTGTCATCTATTCTATATTCATATTTTTGTGTTGTTTCGTTAAGTGTCCAGCCTGCTGCAGATAGAGTTATAGTTTTTCTGCGTGGAATGTTTGATTTGGTATCAAGGGCTTCCTGTAATTCTTTTTCAGTTACATAAACTGCACTAGGATTTACTTCAATTGTAACATTATCAGAGTTATCAACAGCTATTATCATATTATAAAAATGCTCTTTTTTCTCAGAAAGAGAAGGTCCTATATATTCAGCTTTATCTCCAAAATTAATATACGCAAATAGTACTTCTTCTCCAGTATCTGAATCTATTGCAAAAAGGCCCAATTCTTTTAAATAAAAGGCCTCTGTTACATCCGTATTCTTAAAAACCCCTTTTACTGTTACTTGAGTATCAGTATCTCTGCTCAAGCGAGTTATAGTAAAGTCAGTAATAGGATTAACCAAGCCTAGCAACTCTTTTATATTTTCTAAGTCCTCACTAATAATGTCGCCACTTCCAACTGCAAATTTTGAAAATTTTAGTATCTTAGATTGTAAAGTCTTGGCTGCTAAAACTGCGCCTTGAGTGGTTATATATGCTTTTCCATAAGCCATTTTCATTCTCCTTTCAAAGTTATAAATACGTTATCTACAAATGCAATTCTAACATTAGTATTTGTATTGACTATTGATTCTGTGTCTACCACTAAATCTATGTATTCTGCTTCAATTATGGTAACCCCAAAATTATAGGGTTGCTGTATTTCTCTTGTCATTTCCTTTATATATGCATCTATATCAAAGAGTACCTTTTCCAATATATTTGCTTGCTCATAATTCAAGGTATTGTTGTATTCTATTATGTCATTAGACTTAATAGCGTAACAAGCATTCTTTAAAATTTCGATATTACTTCGTATTCTATCTACCTGCACTCTAAAAGGGTAATCTCTTAAATTCCAATTTGTCTTAGTTTCTAGGTCTATGCCCTTTGCGTAATCATTTAAAAGGTCTTGTATAAATTTGCACCAGGTTTCAACCCTGTTTAAGTCTGTATAGTTATAAGCTCCTTTTTGGAATTCTGGAGAATTAGCTCGTTCTAGTGCTAGTTCTACATCTCTACGCAGTCTGTCAAAAATTAGTTTATCCATCCGTTTTAGCCTCCTCTAGTCTTGCATGTACTTCTGTACTTGCTAAGAAGCCTCCTGTTAAATCAATATCAAGTTTCTTTATGTGCCCTAAAAGCTTTTGTTCAAACACTTCAGGTATTTCTATTTCTTCAGATAATTTTTCATTCTTTAATAAGAAGTCAAAATTGATTTTATACGTTCTCTGATAATAAGCTAGTACCCTTTGTGCAACCTGCATAGCATTATTTTTGTTTATTAGATATGCGTCTTCTATTTTAAGAGTATTTTTCTTTTGATTAGCATTTAAGTTTGCAACTTCAGCAGTATGCACTTTTAGATTGTCTGTATACTCGTATCCAGATATTATTACTTCTCCTGTTGTATCACAGTGCACTATAGCATAATTGCAGTTGCTTTCTAAAATAGTACCACCCATGCAGGTTATATCAGCTACAGGTACACCAAATAGTATTTTATTGTCTCCTGCTTCTAGTTCTTGCTTTGTAATTTCCTCTAAGTGTCCCTTTAAAACATAATTGTGTGAAACTACTTCGACAGCTGTTACTATATCGTTTTGTTCTACAGTTCTAGTTGCTTGAATTATGTCTTCTACCAAGTTATTGTCATCTATATTCTTAATGCTATATATCTTTATTGTATCTCCTCTACTATCATCAGCTACAGCTCCTACTGCAAATACAACTTGTTGTAATGCTTCTCTATGTGTACAAATATCTATATGACCAGTTATTGGTATTCTCTTTAGTTCTTCTTCTATTTCATACTCATTTTCTTCTAACTCTGCAGAAGTAAATATTTCCTTAAGCACATCAATGAATGGCACATCTTGGTACATACCACCCATGAAATCAGTTTTATCAAGTAACCCTATAAGGTCTATTCCACCTATTTTCATCGTTTTATTTCTTTGGTTTAACCAAGTGTCAAGATAAAAGGTTCCCATTTTGAGTTCAGTACCATTCTTAACAAACTTCTCTGTTACCTCCAGCTTTTGTCTTTGTTGCAATAAGCGATAGTATCCTTCTGGATTTAGGATATTGAATTCGTCATCTTCGGAAAATGCTGTAAAATCTAATGTATTTATACTTATTTCAGAACTTAGTAAGTCTACTTCTTCTAAAACATTAGCACTTATTAGGTTATCCCCCTCAAATATCTTTTCAACTCCGTATAATATCCTGTATAGCTTTAGGTATCGATAAGGGTTATTTGTACTATAGAATGTAAGAACTATTTTGGCATAATTCTCTACTATTTTATTGCATACATAATAGAAGTTGTCTGGATAAAAGTCTTTATCTATTATTAGTTCCCCATTTATGTCATAAAACTTTGCATTTAAGTGATTACAGTAGTCATTTGCTTTACTAAATACGAGAGTTAACCCCATGCTACTGTGTGGTTTAGTAAAGTTAATTTCCATAACAAGTGGCGTTTCAAATTGCCCTTTATCATCTGACATCTGATTACTCCACCAGCCCATATTTATTAATTCTTCAATATTCGGCATTAAGCTAAAGGAACCATCTAACGCAAATTGATTTTTCTCGCATGTCCCATATTTGATTTCTTCGAGTTTTTCTTGCCTTAAATCTTCCAAGTCTACAAATTGTTGCTTGTCATTAACGATTAGTCTACTATCTTTTTTTGCTGTAACATCTACTAGTCCAAATAATATGCTACCTTGTGTTTTCAATCAAATCAACTCCTCGCTGGTCTTTTTGCGGTAAAGCTAACGGTCATATCCTTTTTGTAAGCTCTTCCATTCTTATACGTATATATTGACCTAGATACCCCATTAAAATAGGCTCTAAACTCGAAATTAGCTATTCTAACGTCATGAAATTCTTCTGCTTCGGTTAGCTTATCCCATAACCTCTCGAATTCGTCATAATTGTCATCTGTTTGAGGCTCAAAGGTAATATTTGAATAATTAAAATATACGCCTATTAATTCTCTTTTTAAATCTCCGTTTTCTGTTCTATTAGCATATTTGTCCAAAAAATCTGCTATCTCTTTTACTCCCGAAAGTACTCCAATATTGTATGTAATCCCATCAAGTACAATAAAATCCGATTGTGTTGCCATTATGATGTACCTCCTATTATTAGTTTGCTACCTCTCCTCTGGCTTTCTTTATCTAATTCGATTTTTATTAGCCTCATCAACTGGGCCATTGAGCCTTCACAGTTAAGTATAATCTCAATTGCTTGTCCGCTTTTTGTGTTTTGTTCTCCCTCTTGCGCCTTAAACATTTTTAGTGCTGTTAAAATCATATCTAGCATTTTGCCTTCTGGTGCTACTACTTCGCCTTGATTTTTATTATCTCCAATCATGACAAGTTGTGGTGTGTTAGCCTTAACAAATCCACCTTCTGCAAGGCGTGGCAAAGTCAATTCCCCAACTTTAGCAATGTTGAATCCAAAGGATTTACCTCCAAGCCCAGGAACCCAATCCGGAATATCAAATTTGATATTATTAATGGCGTCTACCATTTTGTTAATTCCTCTTATCACACCATTAACCATGCTCTCTATTCCGCCTAATATAGAATTTATAATATTTTTAATAAAATTCCAGATATTAGTAAAAATCCTCTGTACACTTTCGCTAAGACTGTTCCAGATTTTTTCCCAAATAGACCTTATCTTTTCTAGTGCAAACGAAATAGCTGTTTTTATCTTATTAATGCTGTCTTGCACAAATTTATTCATGACATTCCAGATTGTGCTAAAGAATTCGCATATGCCATTCCAGATGTTTACAAAAAAGTCTTTTATGGAATTAAACACCATTGTGATTATACTCCATATAGTATTTACTGCTATGTCTACTATTCCTTTTATGGATTCCCAAATGGTGCTTATAAAGCCCTCTATAGTTTCCCATATTCCTGTAAAAAATGTTTTTATGCCTTCCCACGCTTTTTCCCAGTCCCCTGAGAATACTCCTGATATAAAGTCGATTAAACCTTTGAATACATCTATTATTCCTCCTATCATATCGCCAATTGCACCGAATAAATTAGATACGGCATTCCATATAGCTTCAAAAATTGGAGTTAATACAGGCAATACATTTTCTACCAACCAGTCAATCATAGGCTTAAGTATAGTCTCCCATAACGTCTTGATTAAATCCATAACGCTTCCAATGAATTCTCCTATCTTGTCGAATAGCGGTTTTAAATGGTCATTCCATAACGTACCAAATGCCTCAGAAGCTCTTTCAATAAATGGAGCAATATATTCGTTATATACGCTTAAAAACTTGCCAAATGTATCACTTAAGCCCGTTTGAATACTATCAAATAGTGGTTTCATGTGTTCGTCATACACTTTATTTAGTGTATCTCCTACATGTGTAAAAGCATCTGCTAAAGTTGATGTGAACTTCTCAATTGGTTTAAGAGTGTTTTCGATAGATTTTTTTATTTCTTCAGCATTATCTATAATTGGTTGAAATAATATTTTTCTTAAGTCCGCTATTAACTTTGTACATAATTCTATGACACTCATAAAAGGATTAGAAAACATTGCTATAATATTTGCGCCAATCTGTTTTGCTGTATCGCTACTAAATACGTCCGATATTTCACCTAAAGCTTGCCATAGATTACCTGTTAGTGTCATGTCATCACTTGTAATATTAAACATTTTACATATGAAATTTTTAATTCTATCTACGTTTTCTGATAAGTATTTGTCTATGCTACCAACTAAATTTTCTACTATATTCTTACCTATTCTTGCAATTGCTCCTGTCATTTGTCCTAAAGAATATAAAAAAACATCAGCCATTTGTTTAGCTGAGTTTAAAACATCTTTATCCGTCCAAATTGCAATTATTGCATTTTTTATATTTCCTAGGTGCTTAAGAATTCCATCAAAATTTGTATCACCGAAGCTAATTTCAAAACCATCTTTAAAAATTCCTAAAATCTCTTTTGCCTTATTCTTAAATACATCTAGACCTGAATTTGCTTGATTTATACTGTCTTGGAATGATGCTCCAAAATCTAGTCCTTCTAATCCACTACTTCCTACTCCACCACCTGAACCTGTATAAGTATCTGGTTTTTGTAAAACATTTAAGTTATCAAAGTTTGCTAGATTTTGCAGTTCTTTTTTTGCTTTCTTAGCACTTCCACCTATTCCTGAAACAGCAGAAGACGCTTCCTCTGCGGAATTTGTTACGTTTGCTATATCTGCTGCAGTGCTTCCAATTCCTCCAGATGCATCTGCCTTTTTTCCAGTTATAAATTCAGTAAAAGTTTTGAAGGCATCTGCAAGCACTTGCAATCTTGCTATTACCCAGTTAATGCCTTGTACAATAGGCGTAAATAAGTTAATAAACCCTTGTCCTAGGCTTGCTTTTAATTCATTAAATCTTAAGCTTAAAACTCTGGTTTGATTAGCCCATCCATCACTTGTTCTTGCAAAATCGCCTTGTGCTATACTTAACTTGTCTAATACGAATTGGTAACGCAATGCAGTTTTTTGTTGTTCTGTCATTTTTGCAGTTGTTTTACCAAATCCATTTGCCATCGCATATTCATCTAAGGCTGTTTGTGTCATTACAATACCTAAGTCTTTTAATGTTTCTGTTTCACCGGTAAATACTGATTTTAACTTAGTAAAGGCTAGTTCTGAAGATAAATTGTAGAAGGATGCAACATCACCTGTTAGCCCTGTTAATGTTTCAGACATCTTGAGTGCTTCCTCATTACTAAAATTAAATGCTTTTGCCATAGCTCCAAAGGTACCTACATACTTTTTAGCTACTGTTTGTCCAAGTCCAAATTGTTCAATAGCATTTTGTGCAAAGGTATCTACCTGACTATTTAAATCACCAAAGGTAACGCCTACCACATTTTGCACTTCTGCTAAATCAGAGCCCAAGTTTAAGCACTCTTTTGTAAAATCTGTTATTGCCTTAACAGAAAAAGCAGCTATCGCCAATTTTCCTATCTTCTTTAATGAATTTTCAATTCCTGAACTTTTTATAGCATTATTAGCACTCTTCAAGCCTCTGTTAAATGGATTTGAATTTAGTAGCATCTCAAAATCCACTGCTCCTACATTAATACTCATATGCCCCCTCCTTCCTTTACTCTTTTATAAATTCTAACTACCTGCCATTTCTGCAAACGCTTTTTGAAATTCTGCAATAATTCTGTCGTATTCTTCTTTATCTATGCTTTTAGCCATTTTATTTCTATATTTTCTTCTAATTTCCATTTGCTCCGGAGTAAATTTTTCTAGCCTACTTTTATCATTTTCACTTCTTATTTGAACGACATTCCCGAAGTGGAGTATCTGGCATTAAACAAGATATATCTTGGGCTAGTTCTCCCCAGTCCATCGTATCTATTTTAGCTCTTACGCTATATCCATACTGTGTCTTAAGACTAGTCGCTATCAGCTCCCAGTCATCTTCTATGTCGTACCAACTTTCACTGTTATTGGGTTTTGCGAAATCGGGCTTCCATTTCCTCATAAGATGTTTCATTTACTTGTGCCATAATTGCCAAAACTACAACATTAAGCTTAGCAACAGGCAAGTCCATTTCAAATATGTCGTCTCTAGCTTGTTTACCTAACAATAATTCAATAATGTCAAATAACGTGTCAAAAGACGAATTCTTGCTTTCATATAGAGCCTGTGCTTTCAGTACTGTTTTAGCTCCACAATTAACAGTATACGTTTTTCCTTCTGCTACTGTTATTGTCTGTGGCTCTATACCTAATTTATCTATAATGTTTAAATTAGACATTTAATTACCTCCTCTAAAATTTACAAAAAAGTAAAGAGAGGCTTTTGTGCCCCTCTAAGATTTAATTTTTCTATTTTGATGTACTTGATTTAGCACTTGCTTGTACTGGCTGTGCTTCTTCTTTGACTGCTTCTGTGTATGTTGGTTTTCCGTTTGACAATGCATCAAATTCAAGCGGAATTACATCAGTTGATTTTCCTGCACCCCAATTTGTAACACTGAATACCGCATTCTCGAATAACAATTTTGCACCATCTGGGAAAGTCCATTGTAGGCATCCTTCAACATCTCTACCGTTTTTTAATGCAAGCCCTGCTACATAATCGTTTCCAGTATCTCCAAAGTTTCTTTTTCCTGATATTGATATTGTAACAGATTTTGCAGTCATTAATCTCCTAACCCAACCTTCTTGGTCCATTGGGTTCCACTCTTCTATTCCATTATCTAAACTAACAGAGAATGTTTCCATATCTGCAATAGCAGTTAAGGCATCTTTTGTAGGTCCTACTTGCCACTGATTTTTATATACAGGATATACTCCTTCTTTTAAGTCCATTAATTCTCACCCTTTCTTACATATAAATTAAATTCTATCGAAAACTTAAATACTCCGTTTTCGTCTGTTCCTAAATCGATAGGCCCTTCATATAAACAATCAAAAAAGCAACCTCTGTCGTCAATTATACAGGAGCGTTGCTCTAATTCTTTATATACTTCATTTGCCTTTGTTTCTGCTAAAGCATAGTTCTTAGTCCACTTAAGAAGCAATGTGGCTGGAATAATAGTATAACTTTGTAAATGCTTAAATTGGGAAATGGGCGCAATCGGTCTTCTATTAGCATATAAAGAAATAGCCTTTTCTTGGTCATCGTCTATTTTACCAGTATACCAATTATCGCATTCGATTATTGTTTTAAGATAATCTTTAATTTTGGTTATGCCTATTTTCTCAACCATTATCCAATCTCCTTCCTAAGAATTTTTTAAGCATTTTGAGTGGTAGATCTTTTTTACTTCCTGAAATGTAATCCTCAAAATAGTACTGCTTTGCATTTGGATTTTTTTCAGTGCTTATATTAAGTTCTGGATCAAAGTATACTTTCCTTGCATAAGCTGTATCTACAACAATTTTTGCTACACCTTTTATCACTCGCTTATCATCAACAAAAGTACTATCATTTTGCATAGTACCTTTGTCAAATGGCATTGTTTGACTTTGTATTAGGTCTGTTTTTAAGGCTTCTGCTGTTTCTACAAGTGCCAATTGTGCTTGTCTATTTATCATTTTAATGTTTCTATGATTGTACCTTATTTGCATATTACATCAACTCCAAAACTGTCATATAAACAGAGCAATCTGGATTTCTAGGTCTACTAACTTGGCATATACTATATCTAATTCCGTTTATTTTAACTTCTCCGCCGATTTAGTTTCTTTACAGAAGGTGCTATATCCCCAAGTAGCAAAACCTTTCCAACAGACTGCACTTTTTGTCCATCACTATCGATTAGAATTCTATTTTTCTCAACAAATCTACATTTTCTATTCTTAATATCTAAAGCTATGAGGGGCTCTCCATTTTCAGATAGCCCCTCATATAATTTAACATCGCACTCATTATTTAATAATTTTTCTAAGTATCTAGGATTTAACTTACTTTTCATATTATTCTACTCGTAAGTCCTGTTCTTTTAAGATAGGCACACGCTTTACTTGAAAGTTCAAGTCTAGTAGATATTGCTTTATTACCATTTTCATTAATTGTTAATTCTCCGGCAATACTAAAACTAGATACCTCTAAAAGGTCGTCGTATCTTCCTTCCTCTTTTATGTATTCTGCTTGTTCACAAGTGGCCTTCATTATTAAATACTTTTGATTTTCTGTTAAATTATTAAATCCTTTTTTCTCAATCCTAGTCAATGTAGCTTTGTTGATATCAATAGAGGCTAATTCTAAGTAGTCATTAATAATTGCATCATCTAATTTAAGCAATTCTTTAAATCCTAACTTAGAATAGTCCTCTTTAGTTGCATAGACTGTAATCATTTGCAACACCTCACTATTTCTTTAGCTTTTTGATTTCTTCATCTTTAGTTGCTAATGTTGCCTTTAAATCTGCTATTTCTTTATCTTTTGCTTCTAACTCAGTTATTAGTTTGTTTAATTCAATATCTTTTGCTTCTATTATTTTGTCCTTTTCTGCGATAACTTCTTCATTGCTTGTAAGAGCTTTTCCTTTTAGTTCATCCAATTCATCTTTAAGCTCTTTGTATTTAATATAAGGAATTTGCTTAAGTTCTCCATCTGCTATTTTTTTACCATCTTTATAAATGTCAAAACCATTCTTAATGTAGGCATCCTTTTCAGCTTCGGTAATAGAATATTCTATATTTCCTTTAACAGCTACCATGATTTTTCTCCTTCCTAATTGCTCTTATTCAGCAACATTCATTTTAATACCATTTACTCTTGTATCTATTACAAATAAGTCCCAATATTTTCTTAATTGGTACAGATATCCATCTCCTTGTGTATGTGTACCAGGTGCCCATAATTTTATGTATGAGTGTTTATCACACGCAAGTACTGACTTTGGGTGTACTATAATCATGTTAATTTGTTTTGCAGTTTCTCCAGGAACGCATCCATCAGTAAAGTTATATGATGTTTTCATTCTTGAGCTTGGTATCTTCTTGATTTTTACATCATCTAAAGACCTTACAGCTCTATTGAAGCCATTTCCTCCGCCATTTATGTAGAATACTTTTTGTACGTCTTTAGCGTTTTTGATTATTTCTTCTATATCTGGTGTAACGTAAAATATCCTTCCTTCTGCTGGAACTTCGTCCTCGTCCATTTCCTTCATGTATTTGTCATATAATTTTAAAATATTTTCTATTGTTGGGACCTCAGTATCCGGTGTTTGTCCTAAGGCTGTAAAATCAGTATGTAACTTAGAAATTCTATAACAATCTTCTTCAGGAATTGCATGTTCCTCTTCAAAAGCATTAGTAATATTTGCAGCTGCAACTGCCAAATTACTTTCATCTACGTCCATTGTGTCTACGAAGAACTCTACGTCTCTATCATGAGTTAAAGTTTTTGTCATAAACTTGTTTGATACGTTTTGGCGATTAAATCCTCCATTTCTTGTATGATCTTTAAATCCACCCATTTCGATATATGGGATTTTTACTGTATTAGCATTAATGAATGTGATTTTTTCAGTTGTTAAATCGCTTGTTAAACTTTCTCTTTTGTATTTTTGCTTTAGTTGTCTTTCAAACTGTACTGCATAATTAATTGTGTTTGCCATTTTTCAAAACCTCCTATTTTTTCTTAGGAAATATTGAAAATTAATCCTTTTTAACTTTAGACATCTTTAGAATTACCAAAAATTCTTGATATTTCTGCATCTTCTGAATTAGAACTCTCGTCTCCTTGACTTGCCCCAAATGTAAAACTATTTTTCTTTGCAGTAGTGCTTTCAGTTTTTAGTTCTGGCCAATCTGCAATAATTTCGTCAATCTCAGCTTTAAGTTTTGCTTTATCTAACACTCCATTTACAGAAACCTTGTTAATATCTACTAATCTAGCTGCTTTTCTTGCCTTCTTAGCATCTACCTCAGCATCTATCATTTCTAATGCTATTTCTGCTCTTAAGCCTTCTGTGTCTATACCAGCATTTTCCTGTGCTATTTCGTTATTTTCTGGTGTTTCCTGTCCTGCATCCTCTTTCGCTTGTTCTTCATCGTCTTGCCCTTCCGTCGCCTTTTGTGCGTCAAGTCCTTTTTTATACATTCTACGTATAAAACCATCTAATTCAGCTTGATTTTTAAAAGTAATTGAGCCATCTTTGTTAGTTTGTGCTACCGAATTTGCTTTTTTACTCTTATCTGCCTCATTTTTGTTTGCTTCTGCTGTGTTACCAAATGCTTTTGCAACATCTTCCTCATTATCTTGAGGTTGGGCATTGCTATTTCCAGCATCTTGCTTTCCTTCTTCAGGTTTAGCAGTATTAGCCTTCTCTAATCCTTCACCAGCATTCGTTTTTTCAGCTTCAGCAGTAGTCTGAGTATCTACTTTTTTATCTTCATCGTTTTCCATATAGAAACCTCCACCGTACCAAGCTCGTCAGCTTCAGCCATGATAGCAGTTTATCCTCTTACACACGTTTTGGAGCATAAAAATAAACACCCTGCTGGGTGCTTAAATGTTAAAATCTTTTATTTCTGTTGTTCTAATTCTTTTATTGCATTTTGAATGTGGTTATTGTCTACTTTTTTAATGTCCTCTATACTCTTAAATCTTTCAAAATATTCCATTATTTCAACTGCCTCAACCACGTCTGGAAGTGTTGCTATATCTTTTTCATTGTGAAGTAATAGGTTTATCATATATTCGGTATCTGCTAGCATACACATATATTGTTCTATTTTATTGCCCATTATTTACTACCAACACCTTTCTATTGAATATACAATAATAATTTTTTCCTTTTATTTTTATTCCATCATATCCTTCTAGCATGTATATTAAGGAGCGTTCGCTGTCATAAAATTTTCGTAATTTTTGAGGTAATCTTGCGGTTCTTTCACCAACATCTTTATAGTACGAAATCATAGAATTAAACTCTAGTATTCTTGCATCTTTAGATATCTTTGCATTTATTGCTTTATCTTGCCCATTGCCGAATGTGTAGTTTAACATATCTGCATCACTTTTTTCGCCAAAATATATTCCTCTACCATACTGACTATTCTCTCTATCACTATACCTGATTTTTCCAAGTATTGTATTTTTATAGGCTTCTTCTGCCGTAGTTCCTTTGTAATCTTTTAAATATCTAATAACTTCAGTGCCCTCATATTTTTCAAATTCTGCTTTGCTTACAATCCTTGGCAACTGGTCTTTTCGTAGAATTTTAGAAGCCTGTTCTTGTATAGTATTTTGTATTGGATTATATTGTTCTATGTCAATTCCTAATTTGTTTATTAAAGTTTCTGCCGATATAGGTTCTATTGTATCACTTTCTATCTGATTTTGCAACTCTACTACTTTACCCTGATATTTTTCTACATTTTCAGGAGTTAAGCTTCCTGCTGCTAATCTTTCATACTGTTTTTGTCTTCTTCTAAGTTCTTGTATGTATTCGTCATCTTTATTATGCTCATTCTCCTGAGCTTCTTCGGGTTCTTCATTTATTCCTTCAAAGTAGGTGCTTAATCCATGCCTGCATCTATTGTGAAGAAAACCACCAGTTATTGCAGTAGAGAGAAGCGGATATTTTCCGTCCTTAGCTTTTCCTCCAGACCACACATCATCTATATAAACTCTACCTTGCCACTTTGAGCATTTATCGCAGCTAGTACCATGCTTAGATGCATAGACGAGTGGGTTGCCTATTTTCTTTCTTAGTTCCCCTTCTCCCATTAAGTTTGCTCTTTTTGTAGCTGTCCTAACTGCCATATCTGCGTAATCTGCTATGTTTACTCTTCTTCCGTCCTTATATTCGATACAGTTAAAGCCTCTTGATAGGAAGCCCTTTGTTGCCATATCAATTGCTTGATTTAATGTTTTTGCACCAGAATTTGCCATTTGACTTGCTTTATAGATTGTACTCCTGTATACGTCATTCGACATGCGCAATGTTGCCATTCTAACATCTTTTAAATCCTTGTCAATGGAATTTATCATGGTCCTAACTTTTCTGTCATTAATGCCGAAAAATGAGCCCCCTAGACTTGCGCTATCCTCATCAAGTACACCTGCTCTTATTGCTTCTTTATTTACTTTTCTTGCCCCTTCTTTAAACTGCTTTTTGATAGCTCTATGGTTATAATTAATTATATCCTTTTGATACTTTCCAAATATTTCCTTGTTATTTTGCCTAAAATCATTTATTTGCTTTAGCTTTAAAGCCTGCCATTGTGGCCACCTAAAGTTTTTTAAGTCCTCATCCACTTTATGGCTTCCGCAAAGTTCTTTTCATGGATGCAATTAAATCGAGTTCTATTTGCTCATATATCTTTTTGATGTCATAATCAGATTGAATCGGATTAGTATTTTTCATACGTTATCACCCATCAAACAGTACAGAAGGTTCTTGTTTTTCAATAATTCCTGCTTCTTCTTTTAGCCTTTTGACCTCTTCCTCTTTCTCTTCTTTCGTCAGACTGTCTCCGGTATAACTCTTCTACACTACGTTCTATACTCATTACCACTTGCCCTGGTCTTGCTTTTGATACAGTCTCCACAATAGCTTCAAAACTTGGAGAACTATATTCTCCTGTGTCTAGTGTAGCTTCATACTCTACAGACGTATTTCCTCGTGCCTTATCATAAGCTTTTAAACAAGCTACCGCTACAGCTGGAAGTACTTTTTCAAGTACCCTAATTACTTTATTCCTAGTATACTGTGTTACCTTCTCTTTCTCTCTTTGGGCTTCAGCATTATCTAATTTTTTTGTATCAATTCCTAATGTTGATGGGCTTATTAATCCCTGCAAACATAAATCTAATGCTGTTATGTATCCTTGTAGCATTTTTTCGTAATCAAAATCTCCAGACACCCTTATTATTTGCCCTGATTTATCTTCTGCATTTGAGCTTCCTATTTGAACAAATCTCTTATCCCATGTATTAGGTTTTAGCCAATTTCCGTTTGAATCGTTTGGAAGTAGCTCTTCTGGTATGTATGTTTGTGTTTTATTGTCTCTTAGTGCTTCTATCCACTGTGACCACACTTCGTCAAAACTATCAAAGTCATCTATCTTTTTATCTAATATAGACTGTCCTCTGCCTTTAAACTTTTTAGACTTATTTATCATGAATTGAACAGCCATCATAAAACTGTTGTCATGTACTTCTTGCAAATTTTTTGTTTCTTTTAGCACCCTATAATCCTTTAATGGCTTGTCTTGTCCTTCCTCATAGAGTTCATATCTAATGCCATCTTTGCTATAAAATTCTTTAAATAAATATTTCTTTTTGCCATTGTTGTAATAGTTTTTAAATATAATGGTTACTAGTCTTCCATTTTGATATTCGTACTCAACATTCGCTCCAGAATAAAACTGCAAAATTGGATATTCACTAATATCCGTATTATAGTTAATCTTAAATGCTCCGGTCATGCTCGATAAATACATCAATAATTGCTTGCTTTACAACGTCCTTAAAGTCATTATCTTTAGCAATCTTCTCCCAGTTCTCTTGGGCTTCTGTATCAGCCTTTATCTTTATGTCATTTATCGCATCTACAATGATGTCAGCAAGTACATCTATAATTATTCCAGGAAGTCCTGTATGTATCTTTCTAAAGTCTATTCCATCCGTTCCAAGGGCTGCCCAAAATCTGGCATTCCCCATTTGGTCATCGACTTGAGTATAGTACTGATGCAATTCTGATGCATCCCCTCTATACCACAGTCTATTCCTAAAGCACGTTCCTTCGAAGGTATTTATTTCTTGAATTACTAAACTTTCGCCAAGCATTGGCTGTATTTCTAACCAGTTTTGAACCATCTTTTTTAACCTACCTCCCAGTCCCATATTTCTTGCCTCCTGCTTTTTTATTTATGCTACCATCTCGTCAGCATCCTTGATAATAGCTTTTATTATCTCCCAGTTGCCAATTTCTTTCTTGTATGGTAACCATGCATATTGTCCACCTTGAATAACGTGGTCGTTTGCATCTTCTAGTTTTCCATCCTCGTCAAATCCATACACGCTCATTTCTTCTAAGTAATCTTGGCAATCGTCCACTATGTAAAAATCTTCTGTATGTAACCATGATTGTTGTAATTGTACTCTAGTAATATTTTTAGTCTTTTTCCATGAACCCACAAACTCATAAACCAAATTATTTATCCTTTTTGATTTCTGAGCCTCTGCAATAGTTGCCGCATCCGCACTATCTATAAATACTGTTCTTGCAAATCCCCATTCCTCTTTGCACTCTTCCAAGAACATTATTAATCTTGGAACAACATCTGAAGGTGCAAAAGGTACAGTTCTGTCTTTGTTATTATTCGAAAATGTTTTTAGCACAACACACTTTTTATCAGTTGTTATACCGTATTAAAACGAACGTTAGCTTATCATGCGTCTTTTTAGAATATGATGTATCTACGCCTACACTAAATCGCTTAAATTTGAATTTCTTGGCTTCTTCTTTTGTTATGATATTTTTGTCTGTATAATTAAAAGCAAGACCTGTAGCCTTACCTCTTAATCCTAATATTTTATTTTTATATATTTTTGTACCTGGTGCTAATGCATTTATTTTATCTTGCTTATCTTCTTCAGATAATCCTAGATTATCCTCAAAAGTAAAGTACCAATGTGCCCATCCCTCTACTTCTGGTTCATTTAACTGATTAAGTAGCTCAGGAGGATATTCAGGCTTGTATTTTTCTAGTGGTCTACTTCTGTTTAGGTACTCTTTGTAAACAGCTAGGTTAGGGTCGTCTGGGTTAGAAGATGTAAGTTCATATTCGCATCTATGTGCAGATTCTCGAATGAACTCCATGTCTCCTATGTTTATCTCGTCTATATACAAGCAACCCAGTTGACCTCCTAATGCTTTTTCCCAACGCTTCTTATCCCCATATCCACACACATATATGATTTTTAGTCCATTAGGCGTTGTGAATTTTATATGAGCTAATTTAATATTTGCATCTCCTGCACCTTTATAATCTACAAATGGCCCAAATACATCAATAATTCCACGTTCTGGATTTATTACGTTTTTCTCTGCTGTACCGTATGTCAGCTCCTGCAATCATATGATACTTTTTTTTGCTTTCAGCTACTCTTAGCATAAACTTTATTGCCCCAATAGTAGTTTTCCCTGCTGCTGTTGTGCCTTCCATAAACTCTTTTTTAGCTCTATGGTTTAAAAAGTCTATATACTTTTGTGATAAAGGTAAAGCCTGGACTACCGAATTAATTGTTTGTTCCAGAGCCACCACCACCAAGCTGGCTAAGTATTGAGGATAATAAATCAGTATTAGCATTAAGTGTATTGTCTGTTTTGTCAACGTATATGCCCAGTGTTTTACCTAATAGCTCAAGTGCTTTATTAGCCCCTATACTGTCAAACTGAAATTCTCCTGTAGGCTCATACTCCTTTGTCAACTTGTTGTATTCCATAACGGGCTTATGTTGTAAACATCGTTCTACAACTTCTTTTAAGTTCGTAACACAATATTCTTGAGTTACTTGCGTTTTTTCCTGTATTTCAGCTTGCCTTTTCACGATGTAATCATGCACATAACAGTTCTTGAGCATTCTACAGCTATTCACATTTGCTGTGCTTTCAATTGCCCTTGGATATGTGTCCATATAAGCTTTTGTAGCGTTACAACCATTTGCTAGATAGTAATCAGCAAATTTCTGTTGATTAGCTGTTAAATTATTTTCATTCCTACTAGCCAATTACTATCACCTACCTTTTTTAGAAAAATTATGGCTTGGGAACTTAGGCTCGAACTAAGAATAACAACTTCAAAGGCTGCTGTGATACCATTTCACTATTCCCAAATGTAACAAAAAGGGCCTATCTCCTGACGAGGAAATAAGCTCTTTTTTGAGTTGTCTTTCATGTTAAAAAAGTTAATTTCAATATTTTACTTTTAACCTTAATAACATTATAGCACTTAAAAAACGCACAAAACGCACAAATTTAAAATTTATTAGAATTTTTCGAAAAATCTCTCAACTTTCATTCGTGCTTTACTTTCTGTGTTGTATTCCATTAGGTGCATAATCTTAATCCAACCAAAGTTATCATGATACCTGTATCTTAGTATACGCCTCAGTTCGCTGTCGTCTATTTGCTGTATAAGCTCTTCTACCTCAAGCCTTAGTTTAGCAAGTACGTCTCTAAATGCCTTTAACCTTAATTCGTATTTTTCTAACAACGCTTGCTTTTTTACATCTATTCCCGTTATTTTTACTTGATGTGGCGTATATGGAAATTCCTCACTGCTCTGTACTGTATCAGATACAATATTGTTCTTTTTATTGATTTTCGCAATTCTGCTTTCTAAGTCCTCGATTTCCTTTTGCACACTCTGATATTGCTCAAATTTATGTTTCAAGCTTTCTCACTCCTAGATTTTAAACAGCCATATAGATACAACCATACTCATCACAGCTCCGATAGTATGCCATATTTCTGCTTTAAAATCTCTTTTCTTCACTGCTTCTCCCGCTTCTACTATCTTTTGAATTGCGAAAAAAACTAGGAAGAAGATATATATTGCCTTAACTATTGCCATTATCCCTAAACCTCCTTCAACTCGATTTTTAGATTAAAACTAAACTCAATGCCATCTTTTGTAATTTTCACAGACTGGTTTAAAGTTTTAATCACAACCCTTTTACCTTCACTCTCTAGTTGCTTTTTTAGCCTTCTTAATCCGAATTTTGTTTCATCCACTTCGTAGCCTTTTACCTTTAAAAATTCACAAACCTTACTGTCTGTGTACTCACTGTACTTTGCTGACATTTCATGCATTCCTTGAGCAAATAATTTAACTCTCTCATCGTCGTTAACACTTTTTCTATCAATTTCCATTTTCAAACCCTCCTTCTTTTTGCATTACCTAATTCTAACAATATATGTGCATGTCATAGGCTCATGTATTACCTCAATCTCTAAATCATCCAATTTATCTACTGAATGACGGTCTATTGCAATGTCTGCCCTTAAACCTCCAACATGATTTGTTATTGCAAATTTAATTATATTCTCATATAGCTGTTCTTTCATAGGCTTAGCATTATTCAAATAAGATAACCTACCTATTTCTTGATTTAACCTTTTTATTTCTCGATTTAATCTTTTTACTTTTGATTTAACACTCATAACTTCTCCTTTCTCTTCGCACACGTGAGGTCCTTAGTTTTTCTTAGCTCTAGCTTTTTAAATGTATTCTTCAATAATGTCAGCTATCTTCAATGATAACTGCTCTGGGTATCCTATCTCCTCATGCCCAACCTCAATATCAAGTTTGATAAATTTAATCCCCGAATTTTCAGCATCCTCTAATACTGCCTTAAATATTTCTTTTTGAATAAAACCACTAAATTTGAGATCCTTTTTAAACTCTTCTAACACAGACTGTGTTTCCTCATAGCCTTCTTGCAAATTAGCATAGTTTTCTTGTAATTTGTTAAACTTTGATTGTAACGTTTCCCCGACTATTTTCTGCTTCTGAATAGCAATCGTCTAAATCATTATAACGCTGTTGTAGCTCTTCATACTCTCCTTGCAAGTCCCTATATCTACTGATAAGCTCTGCTTTTGTTAATTTCTCTATTTTCTCGTCCATTTTAGCCGTTCGCCTCCTTCACTACTTTAATTCTTGCTTTTAAGCTTTCTAATAGCACTTCCTGTCTTGCATCTTTACCGCTCTAGGGCATCTATTACATCCATGTCCCTACATCCTTCAACCGCCAAATTATGTATAAATACTGTGTTTTGCTGTCCCTGCCTATAAAGTCTTGCATTTGCTTGCTGGTATAATTCTAAACTCCAGTTAAGCCCAAACCATACGATATGACTTCCTCCGGTCTTGTAAATTAAGTCCGGTATGCAGCACTTGCTGGATGCGCTAATAGAATATCTAGTTCCCCATTATTCCACTTTGCTATATCTTCACTATCTTTGAGTACACCTACCCTTAACTTCAACTTTTTTAGTTCTCTCTGAATACGGATTAAATCGTGTTGAAAATTATAAAATATCAAAAGTGGTTGTCCGTTGTGCTTCTTCAATTAATTCTAGTAATGCTTCCATTTTACAACTATGCACTTCTACGAATTCCTTGCTATCTTCTTTGTATACTGCTCCATTACAGAATTGTAAAAGCTTATTAGACAAGGCTACTGCAGATGTTACATCCAGTTCTTCCTCGTTTATCTGTAAAAACATTTCTTTTTCAAACTGCTTATAAGCTTTTTCTGCCTTAACATCAAGCTTTATGAACCTATTGTCTATTATCTTATCTGGTAGCTGTAAGTAGTCTTTTGCTTGTAAACTTATGCAAATATCTGATATTCTGTTTTTGATTATATCCACTGCTTTATCTTTGGCCTTGTATGAAAATACCCTTTCTGCATTTCGCTTATCAGGCTCAAAGTAATTCTCGCGATAGTGTGTTATGTATTTACCGAAGTCTTTCGCCTTGGTCTAATAAATAAATTTGCGCCCATAAATCTATATATCCGTTAGGTGCTGGCGTTCCGAGTTAGTCCAACAATTTTCTTGATTAATGGTCTAACTCGTTTTAGTGCTTTAAATCTCTTAGAATTGTGATTTTTAAAGCTTGATAGCTCGTCTATTATTACAAAATCAAATGGCCAATCATTTTGATAATAGTCTACAAGCCATTCCACATTTTCACGATTTATCACGTAGACGTCTGCTCTAGTGTTTAATGCGTTTATTCTCTTTTTAACTGTTCC